CCCTTAATATTTTAGTTTTTAATCTTTAGCACGGCGAAAGCCGTGCCATTATTCACCAATACCGCCAGTTATGAAAAAGATGTACTGCAAAACGTGCCTATCATACGATCCTGATGAAGACAAACCGGGTTATGGAGTTTGTAAGCTATCAGAGTGTGAGGTTTGCGAGCAGTGCCCCGGTTGCATAGATTGGCGGTATTTTAAGATTTAGTACTTATAATATGGTTATTCTTTCTTTATTCGATGGCATGAGTTGCGGACAAATTGCGTTAAAGGAATTGGGCGTAACGATTGATAAATACTACGCAAGCGAAATAGATAAGTTTGCAATCCAAAACACGATGGCGAATTTTCCCGACACCGTGCAGTTAGGCGATGTTAGACAAGTGGACGCTAAGAGTTTGGGCAAAATTGATTTGCTGATAGGTGGCAGCCCATGCCAGTGTTTTAGTTTTGCCGGAAAACGTGCAGGAATGAGTACCAAAAGCAAAGAACAAATCGAGACCTTAACAAGGTATCTGGAATTAAAACAACAGGGCTTTGAGTTTGAGGGGCAAAGTTACTTATTTTGGGAGTACGTCAGAATACTTAACGAGCTACAAGAGACAAACCCGAACATCTTATTTATGCTTGAAAATGTGGAAATGGGCAAACGATGGGAGGCAGTTATTAATGAGGCTTTGGGTATCGTAGGCGTTCATATAAATAGTGCTTTGGTATCGGCACAAGTTAGAAAACGTATCTATTGGACTAACATCAAATTGGCGCAGTGTGATTTATTCGGTTTACCTCATAGCGCAATACCACAGCCGACAGACCGACACATATTTATTAAGGACATCTTACAAAATGAAGTCGATGAAAAATATTTCCTTAGTCCTGAATATGTAGAAAAGTTATTAGCCTATAACAAGCGTCAGGAGGAAAACGGCAACGGCTTTAAGGCTATTTTCCATAAGGAAACAGACAAAATGTGTACATTAACAGTGGGGGGGGCGTAGTGTGAAAGACTTAATTTGTGTAGCCCAAAGGGGCAGATCATACCGAGGCGAGCCACAACACTTTGAGGAAAGCCCGAACCCCGGTAAGACCAATTGTTTAACGACAGTGGCAAAAGATAATTTGATAATGCAACGACCACGTGGCAAAAACAAAGGTGCTATCAATACCGAAAAGTCGCCTACGTTATCCGCTAATTCGTGGCAACAAAATAATTTATTAGTGAGCAAGCCAAAAGACGGAATCAGGCAGATAAACCCGAGCCGTGAAAGTGGAGGCACACAGCCATACCAACAAAACCGAGTTTATGCAGCTGATGGCAAAAGCCCGGCTTTGATGAACGGACACGGAGGGCAGACGATTAACGCCTTAGTGGGGGGGGCTGCAAGTCAGATGATTAACGCCGACGGAGTGCGCCCGACTGCAAACTATACCAGAGTGGTATAAATGGGAAGTATCAGAAACACAACAGTACCGTATGTTGGGCAATGGTTGGACGGTAGAGGTTATAAAGCATATACTTTCATTTTTACCCGATCATCTTAAAAAGTAAAACAATATGGCAAAAGATTTCAAATACATAAGGTTTAAGGTTATTAGGGCAAGCAACCTAAAATACCTTTTCGAGCAGTTGGACGATGAGCCACGACCTTTCATATTAGTGGTACACCCACCAATAGGCAAAATCGGTGTGCGCCCGGTTACTATCAAGGCAAGCAACGGGGAAGATGCTAAGTACTTTAAGTGTATCTTAGATAAGTTATCGTATGAATCTTTAGAAAGATTGACGTATGGCACAGATAAAGTTAAACAATGATTTCCCGATCGACATAGCAACAGCCCATAGCCGTATGGCGAAGAAGTGGAAGAACAAAGCGACCACATGGGCGAAGTTGGTAGAGCGATGCAGCGAAACGAAGCGAACCACGGAAAGCGTAAGCGAATACGCCAAGATGAGCAGGGAGGAGCAAAGCAGTATCAAGGACGTGGGCGGTTTTGTCGGTGGCTACCTATCGGGAGGAACACGAAAAACCGCTAACGTGATGTGGCGAAGTATTGCCACGCTTGATATTGATTACGGTACACCCGACCTTTGGGATGAGTTCACGTTAAACTTTGACTTTGCGGCGATGCTTTACAGCACGCACAAACACACGCCGGAAAACCCACGCTTTCGTTTGGTGTTCCCATTGAGCCGTCAGGTACGCCCAGATGAGTACGAGCCGCTTTGCAGGATGATAGCAAGCAAACTTAATATCGAGGTGTTCGACGATACCACCTATCAGTTAGCGAGATTGTTTTATTATCCATCTACAAGCAGAGACGGCGAATATGTGTTTGAGTACCAAGACGGCAAGGCGTGCAACGTTGATGAGTTCTTAAAGCAATATCACGACTATAAAGATGTGGCACTATGGCCAGTATCGAGCCGAGAGGGTGACATCATCGTACACGAATTGAAAAAGGTAGGTGATCCGACAGAAAAGCCCGGCTTAATTGGTGCTTTTTGTCGTGCCTACTCAATAGAGGATGCAATCGACACGTTTCTACCTGATGTGTACGAGAAGACCGCCCACGATGGGCGATACACCTACATTAATGGTAGTGTGGCGGCAGGTTTGGTTTGCTATGAGGATAAGTTTGCATACAGCAACCACGAAACAGACCCGGCAAGTAAGCAGCTTTGCAACGCTTTCGATCTTTGCCGAATACATCTATTTGGCGTGCAGGATGAGGGCACGAAGATAACAGACAATACACGTTTACCGTCGTACCTGAAAATGCAGGATTTCGTAGCCAAGGACAAAAAGGTGAGAATCTTACTAACAAAGAAACGACAGGGCCAGGCCGATGATGATTTTGCCGACATCGAAGCAGAGGAAGCCGGAGACAGCGCAGTATCTGAAAATACAGATAAGTGGATGGCTGAATTAGACTTTGACAAGAAAGGCAGCATCAAATCAACAGCAAGCAATATTATTGCTATACTGGAGAACGACCCAAGGTTGAAAAACCATATATGGCAAAATCTGTTTAATGGGTTTAACTACATAACAGGTGGTTTGCCGTGGAACGCCGAGGCGACACAATGGGGTAATACTGATGATGCAAATCTAAGGATATACTTAGATGAGAAGTACGGAGTAACAGGAAAGGACAAAATCAAAGACGCTTTGGTGGCAGTCGTTACACGTCACAGAGTACACCCAATACGTGATTACCTCAATAGTCTTACATGGGACGGCGTGCCACGTTTAGACCGCCTGATTATCGACTACGTAGGTGCAGAAGACAATGAGCTAAACAGAGCTATGACACGTAAGCACTTTACGGCAGCAGTTGCAAGAGTGATGAACCCAGGATGCAAGTATGATTATTGCCTGATTATCGCCGGAGCCGAGGGTATCGGTAAATCGACGCTTTTCAATGTGATGGGCGGCGATTGGTTTAGCGATAGTTTGGTGACAATGGAGGGTACAAAAGGCATGGAGCAAGCCCGAAACGGTTGGGTTATCGAGTTACCGGAGTTGGGCAGTATCAAGCGATCAGACGTTGAGCAGGTGAAAGCCTACATAAGCCGTCAGAATGATATGTACCGCCCAGCATACGGCAGCGTGATGGAATCCCACCCGAGACAATGCGTTTTTTGTGGTACGACCAACGAAACATATTTCTTAAAGGGTGAGACCGGAAACCGCCGCTTTTGGGTAATTGAGGTTGATGCTAAGTACAGAAAGTTCCCCGATTTCCGTGCGGCTTTGCAAGCCGATCGTAACCAGTTATGGGCAGAAGCCGTGCAACGATATAAGGACGGTGAGAAATTGGCTTTGTCGGATAGTCTGGAGGAAGCAGCCAAGAAACGACAGCAGCAATTTAACGACAATTGCGACGACCCATTACAGGGTTTAGTACAGGAGTTTTTGGATGTGAAGCTACCGACCGACTGGAATACATGGGACTTAAACCGCCGCCGGGCATACATAAAGAACCCCGACCCATTGGACGAAACAGGTGTAGAAATACGTACCAAGGTGTGTGCCGCTGAATTTCTTTGCGAAATGATGGGCGTCAACATTTCAGATAAAGGGTATAAATACGAAGCACGTAGGGTTAATAAGGTATTGGACGATTTAGGTTGGCTAAAATTATCGTCTGCAAGATTTCCGATATACGGAACACAAAGGGCATTTAGCAGACCAGAAGACGACGACGAAAGCGACCTATAAGGCAATGAAGACGTAAACAAAGAAAATGTAAACGAAGTTGTTTACAGGGCTATAAAGGCCGAAACGACAAAAAAGGAAAAGTAAACAAAAACAATAGATAGTTTATTTGTTTACACCTTTGTTTACACTTTTGTTTACGTCTAATGTACTGAATATCAATATATAACTATATATGTAAACAATGTAAACAATAAAATATAGTATATGTAGGATAGTAGTGTTATATATACTATATACCTATATAAACTATATATTTACCCACATACGTACACGTATATAGAAAAGTTGAAAATTGAATGTTTACAGGGCGAAAGTTAAAAATATGAAGAAGTTAGAAGCAATAACACGTCACGCCGAGGTATCGGAAAAGGCGATAGAAAAATATTTGGTGCAAGAGGTGAAAGCCATTGGCGGCATTTGCCTCAAATACTCAAATGCAAACATGGTGGGTTATCCTGATAGAGTGGTATGCCTACATGGTGGTAAGGTTGTTTGGGTGGAGTTGAAAAGTAAAGGCAAGAAACCTACGAAGATACAAACCATAAGACAAAATGAGTTGGTAAGCATGGGGCACGAAGTCTATACAATCGACAACAAACAGATGATCGATGAATTAATTAAAGTTTGGAGGGCAGAGCAATGAAGTACAGACCATACGATTACCAGAAAACAGCGATGCAGTGGATATTAGACCACCCACGATGCGGTTTGTTTTTGGATATGGGTTTAGGTAAGACGGTATCGACCTTAACGGCAGTACAACAATTGATGGACGATTGCGAGGTTAGCCGTACTTTGGTGGTAGCACCGAAAAAAGTAGCCGAAACGATTTGGACTACCGAGGCCGAAAAGTGGGATCATTTGCAAAGCCTGAAAGTGGCAAAGGTGATGGGCACAGAGAAGCAGCGTAATTTGGTGTTGGCATCTAAAGCCGACATCTACGTTATCGGGCGTGATAGCTTTGTTTGGTTAGTCGGAAAGTACGGCGGTCAGTTGCCGTTTGATGTGTTGGTGATTGATGAGCTAACCAGTTTCAAGTCTTCTAAGTCAAACCGATTTAAGGCGATGCGTACAGCCATACCAACAGTTAATCGGGTTATCGGACTTACAGGAACGCCAGCACCTAACGGGCTGATAGACCTATGGGCACAAATGTACTGTATAGACATGGGCGAGCGTTTGGGCAAGAGTGTAACGAAGTATCGTGAAACCTACTTTGAGACCCACAAGAGGAACAACGTAATAGTACGTTGCGACATCAAAAAAGGGTGCGAGGACATCATCAAAAACAAGATTTCTGATATTTGTCTATCAATGCAAGCAAAGGACTATTTGCAGTTGCCGAATATGATCACCCACGAAACCAAACTAACTTTGTCGCCAAAGGTGATGGAGGCATACAACAAGTTTGAGAAAGAAAAGGTTTTGGAGTTTACCGAATTGCATACCGGGGAAAATGCTAACATCTTAGCGAATAGTGCCGCCGGGCTGATGAATAAGTTAAGCCAGTTTGCCAACGGTGCAATATACGATGAAGCCAAGGACGTACACGAAATACACGATGAGAAGTTAGACAAGTTAGCCGAGATCGTGGAAGCTGCAAACGGTAATCATGTGTTAGTCTTCTATCAGTTCAAGCATGATGTAACACGTATCACCAAGAAACTGAAAGGCTATACCGTCAAGTCATACGAGGGCGAAAAGGAGTTGAAAGAATGGAACGCCGGAAAGATAGACGTACTATTGGCCCACCCGATGAGCACGGCGTTTGGCTTGAATATGCAGCAAGGTGGGCACTATATCGTATGGTTTGGTACAGGTTGGAATTTGGAGTTATACCAACAAGCCAACGCACGATTACACCGACAGGGGCAGCAGTACCCAGTACAGGTGTATAAGTTGATTTGTGCCAACACCGTAGATGAGAGAGCCAACACGGCATTAAGCGGTAAGCAGGGCGTACAGCAATCTTTGTTGGATAGCCTCAACTATTTGGTAAGGAAGTATCACACAACAATAGACATCAAAGACGAATATTAGAGTATGGCAAAGGATAAAGACTATATAAGGCTGATACATACGGCCAAGTGGCTACGATTGAGACGTGACAAACTCAACGATACGCCACTATGCGAGAGGTGCGAGGAATTGGGCAGAGTGGCAGCAGCCACCGAGGTACACCACGTTATCCCGGTTGAGGATGGACTAACGAGGCAGGAAAAAGAACGCCTGATGTTTGATTACTTTAACCTCAAAGCCCTATGCCACGAGTGCCACGTTAAGGTACATACGGACATGGGCAGGTGTGGCAAAGTTCAAGCAAAGAACCGAGCCAAAGAGCACCTGAAAAGATTTGTGAATAAATTTTTGAAATGAGGTTGCAAGGTGAGACCCGGGGCCTATTTTTTAAATGGGGTACACCCCCGGTTAAACCTCACCAACCCCCTTTTCCACACGTGAGCCGATTTTTGGGCCGTGGGGGATTTTGCCCAGATGCAAAGCCCCGGCATAGTTGGCACGATATAAAAACGCCCACGTGCGTAGGTTAATATTAAAAAGCAAGATTTATGAAGTTTGGAAACCAAGATGGCACAGGCTTTGGATTTGGCAGCTTTGGCGCAGGTCAGACCCAAGCCCCCCCACCCGATGAGGTGGAGCCGGAAGAAACCACAGCCGAAACAACCGCCCAGGCAAAGCGAGCGCACAGACGTACAAAGGAGTGTACCGAGTTATCGCAACGCTACGAGTACCGCCGGGCATTTAGCGAGGTCAAGTTACTGGAGGCAATGCAGTACGTCAAGTTGCAAGACCATACCACCTACAATTTTATCACCGCCGGGGACGTGGATAGCCTTAGTTACCTGAAAGTGGTGCTTAATCAGCATGATTTGGACTACTGTTTACTATCGACATGGTGCATGGCGGCAGAGGATATTTTGCAGGTACGGCAATGGTACGAGCAAGGGCGCATTAAGAAACTTGATATGTATTTGGGCGAGATATTCCCGGGCAGCTATAAGATTGAGTGGCAGATGGTGCAAAAGTTCTATCAGGAACACCCAGAGGCAGGACGTGCCGCAGTATTCAAGAACCACAGCAAGATATACGCAGGGTGCAACTACGATGGGGGCTTTTATTTCGGCATACAGACAAGCGCAAACATTAACACTAACCCAAGAACGGAGCAGGGAAGTATAACAGTTGATAAGGGACTGTTTGAGTTTTACAAAGGCTACTTCGACGGCATCCGTTCATTTGAAAAGTAACGCAGCATGGAAGAAAAGAAACAAAAGTTTTTGGAGGCTTTGGCGCAGGGCTACGGCATCATAGCCACGGCGTGCGAGGCGATAGGCATAGGGCGCAGTACTTATTACCGATGGTACAATGCCGACCCAGAGTTTAAGGAGAAAGTGGACGAGATCACCGAGACGCAGGTAGATTTTGTAGAAAGTAAGTTGATGCAGTCGATAAACGCCAATGACACAACGGCTATTATCTTCTACCTGAAGACCAAGGGCAAGAAGCGAGGTTACAGCGACAAGGCGCAGCCAAAGACCGCCGACCCATTGCCAGTTAGCCAGACTTTGCCGGAACCATCCATCGAGGAAGACAACAAGAAGATAGCCGCCAAAATTAAGAGCAAGAAAGCGTATATCGTTAAGTTGTTGAAGAAGCAAGGCAAGTACACAGCCGAACTTACATACCAAGTGGATATTACGGCTAAGTTGTTGGTACGTGCCGACATTTTGGGCGATGAGATCATGGCAGACGGACACCAGGCCGTAAACGTGGAATATAGCAGGGAGGGCAACGAACGCAAGACGATCGACCCGAAAGAAAAGCTATATATCGAGTTGTTGCAGCAGGGACAGAAAGCGTTAAGGGCTTTGGGCATGAACACCGAGAGCAAGGAGCGAAAAAGCGACAACGACAGTTTTAACGACTTTATGGCAGCGATGCAGGAGGGTGACGAATGACAGAGGAAGAAAAAGAAAGATTTCGACAACTGAAAGCCGAGGTATCGGAGCAGTTGCAGCAGGGGCGCAGTACATACGCCGACCGTTACCGCCGTGCGCTTATTGAAACAGATAAGCGTATCGGCGATTATGTGTTTGGAGTGATAGACCACCCAGACGCACACAACCTGTATGAGATATTGGGAGTAAGACGCTTTTTGCAGATGCTTGATAAGTACGATTGGAAGCCCAAGCGAGTAAAGCGTTTTTTCAAGTTCTACGAGGCTTTGCGGTTTAGTGGCATCCGAGGGCGCACACGCTATAAGCTAACCCCGGTGCAGGCCTACCAGTTTGCCAATATCTACGGCTTTGCCCGAGAAGATGGGCGCAGACTGATACGTACCGCCTACCTATTCGTGCCCCGAAAGTTCAGCAAAACGACATCGTGCGCAGCTTTGGCGGTTTATGATATGCTTTTCGGCGATAACAACGCCCAGGCATACGTGGGCGCAAATAGCTACGATCAGGCGAAAATCTGTTTTGATGAGATACGAAACATCATGTTTGATATTGACCCAAAGGAAAAGCACTTTAGGGTTAATCGTGAAAAGATTACTTTCAAAGACCGTGGACGTGATAGCCTCATACAATGTTTGACCGCCAACGCCAAAACCAAAGATGGTTTGTTTGCCTCATTGGTGATAATGGACGAATACGCCCAGGCCAGAAACACGGCAGGTAAGAATGGCGCAGACCTCAAAAACGTATTGACAACATCAATGGGGCCAAGGCGTGAGCCGCTAACAATCATTATTACCACGGCAAGCGATGTGGTAGATGGCCCATTTGCCCACGAACTTGACGGAGTGATGGCAGTACTACGAGGTGAAGCGGAAAGCGACACCATGTTTGCATCTATCTTCATGCCTGATGTGGACGATGCAGAGGACAGCCCGAAGACGTGGGCAAAGGTGCAGCCACATTTAGGTATCACGGTGCAACCGGACTACTACGAAAATGAGTATCAGACCGCCCAGTTATCAGCCGAAAATATGTTGGCTTTTCGTACAAAATTGCTTAATATTTTCACGATAAATGACGAAAAAACGTGGTTTACCCACGAAAAGGCAAAAGAATTATTGGGCAATTTCTGTATAGATCAGGTGCAGGGCCGCCCAGATTGTGCCGTGGCGTTTGATTTGTCGGTGCATGATGATTTCAGCGCAGTATCTTATACCGTGTACCTATCGGGCAATAAGAAGTTTTACACGCACACTGATTACTATTTCCCGGAGGGAGCATTAAAAGGGCATCCCAATGAGCAGCTTTATAGGCTTTGGAACGAAAAAGGGTATCTTATTTTCTGTAAAGGGCAGAAGATAGACACGGCGATGATTACCGAGGACATACTACGGCGCAGTAAGTTGGTTAATATTATCCGTATCGGCTATGATGCTTACAAGGCGCAGGAGCTAACGAGTATCTTAAAGTCAGTCGGAGCGAGGAACGTGCTAACCCCATTTAGTCAGACCTACGGAAACTTTAACCTACCAGTAGAAAGTTTTGAGATGCTTGCATGGAGTGACCCGGTAAAGATAGAGTTTAACGACAACCCTATTAACGCTTTCTGTTTGGAAAATTGCGTGATAGATACCGACAATCTGGAGAACAAAAAGCCACTCAAAGTGTCACAATACCGCAAGATAGATGGAGCGATCACAATGCTAATGACTTTGGGTTTGCTATACACATTTGAGAGGTAATTTGCAAGTTTTTAGAGCATAAAAATATTTAATAAAATAATAATTTTACCACGATGCGCCAAGGTGTACCACGATGCGCCAAGGCGCATTTTTTTTGCTCACTTTTGCGTTGTATCTTTGGGGCTAAAAAGTATAATTATATATGGGTATTTGGCAAAACATAGTAAAATTTTTCAGCCGTAGCACCGATGCAGAGGGCGCAGTTAGCGAGCCACAGACACCGGGGCCACGTACCGGAGACTATACCCAGTTCTTTAACTTTTTCGGTACAGGCAATACCGCTTTGTCGGTAGCCACTGTTTACCGATGTGTGCAGTTACTTAGTGAAAGTGTAGCTAATTTACCATTTTTGTATATGAGATTGAAAGACGGCATTTTTGTGGAGGACACGAATAGCCGTTTGCATTATCTTCTAACAGTACAGCCGGACTTTACAAAGTCGGCGTTTGACTTCTGGAAAGAAGCCGTAGAAAACGTGTTGTTAGAGGGTAATGCTTACATCGTACCAGTGTACAACAGGGCTACTTTAGAAATAGACCGATTGGTTTTGTGTGGGCGCAATACTGTAAACCACGATGTGTATAACGATACCTACATGATTACCGATACCATCAATGGTATATGTGGAGTTTACGACGAAAGCGAGATCATCCACATTAAGGGGCATACAAGCAACGGCAAGCACGGCGTTAGCGTACTGGAGTATGCAAGGCAGACGTTAGACATAGCATTAACCGGAGATAGGGAGACGCTTAAACGGTTTGCCAATGGTGGTAATGTTAGGGGTATCGTAAGCAACGATAAGACTACTACCGGGTTTGGCGAGTATCAGGACAAGGAATTGGAGAAGACAGCCGAGAACATAGATAGCCGTTTTCAGAATGGCGAGCGCATAGTTAGTTTGCCCGGACAGGTGGACTTTAAGCAAATTTCGCTTTCTTCTACTGATATGCAGTTTTTGGAGAGCCGCAAGTTTACGGTACGAGACATTTGCCGTTTCTTCGGTGTGCATCCATCTTTTGTTTTTGACGACACAAGCAACAATTACAAGTCGGCTGAAATGGCAAATGTGGCGTTTTTGAGTAACACGTTAAACCCACTTTTGCGCAATATTGAAAATGAAATGTTGCGTAAGTTAATCGCCCCCACCCTATGTTGCAAACGAAAATTTGAGTTTGACCGCCGGGGACTTTATGCAAGCGATTTGGATAGTAAGGTTAAGTATCAGGCGGCAACGATTGCCGCAGGTATCTACACGGTGAACGATTGGCGCAAGATGGAGAACCGCCCACCTATCGAGGGTGGCGACAAGGTTTTAGTATCGGCAAATCTTAGAGATATTGCCAACGAGACCGCAGTTAATAACGCACCGGAGCCAGAGCCAAAGAAAACTAAAAAGGACGATAAAAAATAAAGATGGAGACCAAGACGATGAATAAAGATACAATCATAAGACGGTGTTTGTGTACTCCTACCGAGTTACACGTTAGAGAGGCAGCAGAGGGCGAAGCACCGAGCCGCACAATAACTGGATATGCCATATTGTTTAACGTACCGTCGGCCCCATTGTGGAGCGACGAAGATAGCGAGGCCCGGGAAGTGATAGCCCCGGAAGCCGTTACAAAGGAACTCTTAGACGGCCAAGACATCAAAATGACGATGTTTCACAATCGGCAGTTGATTTTGGCAAGAAGCAATAAGGGCGGCGGTACACTTTCGTACACAGTAGATGAAAAGGGCGTGGCTTTTGAGTTTGACGCACCTAATACCGTGGACGGCGACAAGGCTTTGGAATTGGTACGCCGTGGCGACATAAGCGGTTGCAGTTTTGCATTTTCAACACGCTACTATGATAGCGATTTTGTAGAGCGTCAAAGCAAAGTAGCGGCTAACGGCATTAACAATATTACCTATCGTGTCAAAGCGATTACAGGTATCTTTGACTTTACGTTGGCGGCTGATCCGTATTACCCAGATACGAGCGTGGAGGCAAGAGAGTTTACCGATGAGTTGAAGCGAGAGCAGAAGACCCCGGAGCCTCAACCACAGACAAGCGAGCAGAAAGAAAAAGCGTTAAAGCAGTTGCGTGAAATGCGCCACGCTGCAAAACGCAGTTTAGTATAACATTTAATTTTTAATTTTCAGACATGGACAAAAAGACAAAGAAAACAATTAACGTTCGTGAGCTGATTAACCAGTATCAGCAGAATTGCGACCGCATCACAGAGATTGCGGACGTATGCGAGAAAGAGCAGCGTGAGCGCAACGAGGCAGAGAACACCGAGTTTGAAACCCTCATGCGTGAAAATCAGTTGTTGCAAATGAAGATGCAGGCGGCAACCGCCGAGCATTTGCGTGAAAATCCAAACGCCCAGGAAGACGCAATTAAGATTATCCGTGAAAACGCCGCATCCGGTCAGCGTACCGAAATCATGCTTTTGCGTGATATGATGATGGTGCAGGACGTGGCAAAGGGCGCAATCGTGCCGCTTAACGTTCAGGACATTTTGAAACCTTTGCAGGAGGGCTTTATTTTGGATAAGGTAGGTTTGCCAATGCCAACAGGTTTGGCAGGTGACTTTGTTTGGCCTATGTACGAAATGGTTGAGGCAGAGTTAGCAGGTGAGGGCGCAGAACTTAGCGACACCAAAATACCTTTCAGCAAAATGACCGCAGCACCGGAGCGTATGGGTATTGCCATCCCGGTAACTAACCAGTCGCTCAACCAGTCGCAGGGACTTTTGGAAATGATTGTGCGTGAGGTTATGCCGCTTGCAATCCGTCTTCTTTTGAACAAAATCGTTTGCGGCGTAAATAAGGTTAATGGTGCTACTAATTTGGTAGGCCCATTTGTGGCACTCAAAGACAACCCGGTATTGCTTTCAGCCGTTCCAACCTTTAACGAACTTAACATGATGAAAGCCGCAGTACTTGAAACCGGTATCGACGGCAGCAACCTTTGTTGGGTAATGACAAAGAGCATGGAGGCAATTTTGGAGGGCACACCAATCAACGAAAAGGGTATTTTCTTACCTACGATTCAGAACGATACCCTTTGTGGTTTGCCAGTGTACACGTCAAATGTTATCCGTGACACTAAGGTATCATACCAGAAGTATAGCGGCACAGCGTGGGCGGCAGCAGAAGACTTTGATCCACAGAAGGCCACCGCTAAGTACACCGTGACAAGTGCCGACGATGTTAAGAACATTTCGGGCATGAAGTCAGGCGACTATGTTAAGATTATCGCAGGTACGGAGTTTATCGGTTTGGGTGATTGGCGTTATCAGCCTATGGGTATGTTTGGTACTTTGCGCTTTATCGTCGATCCATACAGCAAGGCACGCAAAGATAGCGTAGATTTCGTGCTCAACACGGACTATGCTACTAAGACAATTCGCCCAGAGGCCTTTAAGTTGGGCAAAGTCGGCGGTAAGAAGTAATCACAATTTATAAAGTTATAACGTTATGGCAGTAGTGAGTTTGGCACTTTTTAAGAAGCACGTAAGGGCTGATGATTTCGCCGATGATGACGAGTATTTGCAGCATCTATTAGATACAGCAGAAAGCGCAGTTATCACAGCGACCAATAGAACCCAAGAGGAATTGGCGCAGATGGGTAACGGACATGATGTACCCACCCCCATAAAACACGCTATAATGATGTTGGGCGCACATTGGTACAATCAGCGTGAAAGTGTGAGTAGCGTGCAGATGCACGCCGTGCCTGATTCGCTACAAGCCTTAATTAAACCCTATCGGAAATTAGCGGAATGAGAGCAGGAGAAATGAAATATCGTTTGCAGTTGTTGAAGCCTACGGCGACAACAAACGACTACGGCGAGGAAGCGACAACCTACGAGCCTATACGTACCGTATGGGCGGAGAGGAAGAAGCAGAGCGGAAACCGTAGCGAGGAAGTGGGCGAACATTTCCCCGACTATCGAGCCGAATTTAATGTGAGGGACGCACACCCAGTAAAAGAAAACTGGAGGGTGCAGCAGTTGGGCGGTTACCTTTATACGGTGGTTGCCATCATCCCAAACATTGATAGGGGTATGAACACTTTAGTTTGTGAACGAGTAAACGAGTAATCAAGTTATGGCAAATCAATACGACGATACGCAGTTGCAGAAGTTGTTTACCGAAATGGACGTTAAACACCGAAAGCGATCCTTAAAAGGTGCTTTCAGGAGAGAGGCGAACCAAGTAAGGCGAACAGCTATTAATAATTTGCGCAGCTCATTACATAGCAACCGAGATTTGGAAAAAGGTATTAGGGCTATCGTATTCAAGAAAGCCGCCGGATTTCGTGTTACTATCGGCACGAAGAAAGCCAACCGAAAAACTGGAAAGGGCGAAAAAGGTATGCACATCAATCGCCAGGGACTAAAGAAACCTGTTTTGATATGGGCAGAGGGCGGAACGGAGCAACGAAAGACCAAGACCAAAACAAGGGTTTTTGTCAGGGAACGCCGGGGCCACAATACCGGACGCATGAAACGATATGGCTTTATGCGTAAGACCCAAACAGACGTTAGGGACAAGGTAACGGCAGATTTGCGTAACGAGATAGTAGAAAGTGTAACTAAGACTGCAAATAAGTATGGCTGCAAATAAAACATCATTAAGCGCAGGTAGCATTATTCGTGATATGCTTTTGCAAGACCCCGAGGTAGCGAAGCATACTAAAAAGGTTTTCCCAGTTGCTACGGACACGGCGGTTTTGCCGTACATACTTTATCGCCGTGCCTCAATCGAGCAGAACCCGACAAAGGCAGGTTACCCCGGAGCCGATACCGTGACGATCGAGGTTATTTGTTATACCGAGAAATACGGTGAGGGCGTGGAATTAGCCGAGGCAGTAAGGGCAGCTTTGGACGGCAAGCAAGGCGAAAAGGACGGTTTAGTTATGCGTAGTTGTGTATTGACTGATGGCGAAGAGGGCTACGATAGTGATGCCTATGCGCAGCAGTTAGTTTTTAACATTAAAATTTAGTAAGATATGAGTTATTGCAATGGTAGTAATATGTTGCTTTATTTGGGTGAAGATGCTTTCGGACATTGTACCACCCACACGGCAACTATGAACAGCGAGACCAAAGACCGTGCAGTTAAGCCAGCAGCAAGCAAGGCCAAGACTAACGGAATGTGGAAAGAAAAGGGTGTAACGGGTTTGTCTATTGCCATTTCAGCCGAGGGCCTTATCTATGATGGTGAGACCGAAGCAAGCTACCAAAAGATGTTGGCAGCGTGGAAGTCAGGACAGCCAGTTAAGATTAAATGTATGCAGAGAGGTGAAAGCAAAAAGCCATATTTGGCAGGTAGCTTTATCATTTCTTCTTTGGAGCGCACCGACCCGGCGCAGGACGATAGTACTTATACTATCAATCTTGACAACAACGGCGAGCCGGACACACTCGACGAAACGGCGTTTACTGATAGTGCCGTGGCAGCATCCGAAGACCATACAGTATAACCCAGTTAATTAAGTTCATATATGAAAAAGGTTGAAATTAAAATTGGTAAAGAGGTTTTCCCATGCCGCCAGACAATGGGCGCAATGCTTAGATTTAAGCAGGAAACGGGGCGAGAGGTTACAGAGATCGACGCTACAAGTTTCACCGATATTTGTACGTTCCTTTGGTGTTGCATCGTTTCAGCATCCAAGGCAGACGGCAAGAAATTCAAACTTTCTTTGATGGACTTTGCCGATAGTGTCAGCCCGGAAGATATGAATGAATGGGCTAAAGCTATGGGCCAGGCCAATGAGGAAGATGCCGAGACCGACGTAGACGAAAAAAAAAGTTTGCAATAAATGAAGTGTTGGGCTTTGCTTTAGGTTGCATACGTCTTTCATACGATGATTTTTGTAGGTTAACGCCTGATGAATTTAACAGCGTATGCAAAGCGTACTTAGACCAAGAGCAAAGCCAATACAAAGATAATTGGGAGCGTATGCGTATGTTGGCGTGCATAACTATTCAGCCGCACGTTAAGAACAAATTAACGCCTCAAAAGCTATTACCGCTTTCGTGGGATAATCGCAGGAAGTCGAAGCAAGCGAAGACCGAACACATAACAGCCAAGGAAGCGGAGGAAAAGAGAAAACAAATTATCGCCCTATTGGGTGACAAATATTAAAGACTATGGCAGGTAAAAGTACTATATCCATAACGTTCAAATTGGACGGAGACGGTAAGGGATTTAAAGACCTTTCGCAAAATGCGGACGGCCTTAAACAAGCCATGACCGCCGCTATTGTGGAAGCCGACAAACTCAAATCGTCGTTGATCAACTGGAGCCAGGGCGTACAGGCTTTGGGCGCAGTATCTAACGCCGTCAGTCAGCTAAATGGTACTTTGCAGGACATTACCGCCGATAGTAGAGCCTTTGGCGCAGCTATGAGAGTTGCGAATACAATGGCAGGAAAGAACGCCGAGGGCTTTGCAAAGTTAAAAAATCAGGTAGCCGGGGTGGCCAAAAACGTACCTGTCGCACGTGATGAACTCGCAAACGGCTTATATCAGGTAATCAGTAATAGCGTGCCAGAAGATAATTGGATCGACTTTCTTAACAAATCGGCTAAAGCATCCGTGGGCGGTGTTGCCGATTTGGGCGAAGTCGTAAAGGTAACATCTACTATTATCAAAAACTATGGTTTGGCATGGGGCGCAGCCGAAAGCGTGCAGGACAAAATACAGCTTACGGCGAAGAATGGTGTAACATCATTTGAGCAGTTAGCCCAGGCCCTACCAAGAGTGACCGCCAACGCCTCAACATTGGGCGTAAGCATTGATGAACTTTTGGCAAGTTTTGCCACGCTTACAGGTGTTAGCGGTAATACTAACGAGGTTGCAACCCAGATGGCGGCAATCTTTACCGCTTTGGTTAAGCCGTCAAGCGAAGCAACCGAAATGGCGGAAAAGATGGGTATTGAGTTTAATGCCGCATCCATCCAAGCCGCCGGAGGTTTGCGTAACTTCTTAACCCAGTTGGACGCATCCGTTAAAGAGTATGCCGCCGCTAATGGTGTATTGGAGCAAGAAGTTTACGCCAAGTTGTTTGGCAGTGCCGAGAGTTTGCGAGCCTTAACGCCACTTACTAATCAGTTGTCCGAGAAGTTCAGCGAGAACGTGGACGCAATGGCGAATAGTGCCGGAACTATCAACGCCGCCTACAACGAAATGAGTAGTACAGGCAGCGCAACCACACAAATGCTGAAAAACCAATTAGGCGCAATAACTGATGTAGTAGCCGGATTTGTTGGCGGAGCGATGCCAATACTTAGTTTTACCTCACAGTTGGGTATAACAGCTATGAGTATTACAAGTTTGGTTAAGACGCTTAAAGCCCTGAATATCCAACAAGGCATTTTAACGTTACGCTCAAAGGCAGGTGGTGCAGCAATGCTTTTGTTTGGGCTTAATGCAAGTCGATCGGCGGCGTTTACACGTGTCTTTAGTGCAGCTTTGAAAAGTGGTGCATATTCGGCGACCGCTTTCAAAATTGCCCTTAAAGGTTTGATGATTACCACGGGGGTAGGTGCTGCAATTGTAGCGGTAACATCTGTTATCGAATATTTCGTTAATAAGACCGATGAGGCTACCGACAAGACAAACGAGTTTAGCGAAGCCGAAGACGCTTACAAGAACGCAGCGGCAAGTACTAAGGTTGAATTAGACAAAGAGATTAAGGCTTTGGGCGACCTCATTACCGCTAAAAAGGACACCACCGACGCAGTAAACCACCTTAACGCAGTATATGGCGATTTGTTCGGGAGCCATAAGACGGCATCCGAGTGGTACGATACATTGACACGCAAAAGTCAGATATACGTTAAGCAAATCGGGTACGAGGCACAAGCAAAGGTGTTGGCTACAAAGTTGGCTGAAAAGCAAATCGAGTTGGAAGATAATTACGCTAAACGCCGTGAACTCTGGAAAGCCGGGGGCGCACAGAAGACTACTAAGCGGACTATTACCAACCGATCAACTGGAGGTGACAGCTACGAAGTTGTTACAACGGAAGACACCAAGGAGTATGCCGATTTGAAGGACAGCGCAAGGGGGCTGATACCGGAAATCCAAAGTTTGCAAAGACAATTGGGCATAGCCCAGAAGCACATGGCCGATTGTTCTAAGCAGATGGCGGCGGTTGATGCTAAGATGGGACATAACAACAAGACCGTTAAGGTTAGTGCAATGACCTATCAGCAGGTAGCGGACGCAATCGAGAAGACAGAAAAGAAACTTAAAAATACGACTGATAGCAAGGAAATAGCCAAGCTAAAAGCGTATAATACGGAATTACACAACCGTAAAAAGTTATTAGATAAATCGTTGGGCTTTGATACGTTCAAAGGTAATAAGAGCGGCGGAGGCAAGAAAAACAAGCCAGTTGCAGACCCTAAGACCTACGAACAGTTAAGTACTAATATCGAGTACTACAAAAAGAAGCTCACCACGGCGAGCACCGCCGAGCAAGAAAAGATAAGGGCGAATATCCAAGCATGGGAGAAAAAGAAAGCGGCTATCGAATTAGCCCAGAAAGCCGCCGAGCGACCAACCGAAATTAAGACGTTGCAAGACGTTGAAAAGGAATTGGACTATTTGCAGACCCTACGAAAGACCGCCAACAAAGACGATTTGGCAGGTATTGATAAACTGATAAGCAAAACCGAGCTATTGGGCGCAGCTATGCAACGCCCGGCAAAGTTGGAGACCTTACAGGACATTGACAAAGAAATAGAGTACCAACAGAAGTTGAGGGCTACGGCATCCAAGGAAGCTATAAGCGGAATTGATGCAGAAATCAGTAAGTTGGAAACTCTAAAGAACTATATCGAAAATGCCACGGTGATAGATACACCCGACGACGCATTGAAGACGTATGAGCAGCTTAATATTAAGTTGGCATACTATAACGAGTTGTTGGAGAAAGCCACCGAGGAACAACGCCCAGAGATACAAAAGCACATTAACGATATTGAGGGTATTAAGAAAGCATGGGATGATAGTTTAGCCGCTTTAAATAAGCCGGGAGGCATTACCCAACTTGATACTATCGAGAAGTTAGATGAAGCAGTAAGGTATTATCAGGAGCAGCAGAGCAAGCAGAGTGCCGACGAAATCCAAAACACGCAAAGGACGATCGACGCTTTGGAAGCGAAGCGAAAGGCGATGCAAAGGGGTATTGAAATACCATCAATGCAAAAAGAGATAGCCGAGATTAACGGACTTTCTAACCGAGAGTTTAAGATCAAGGTTAAAGGTATCGGCTTTGATGCACTAACCGACAAAATCCGGGAACTGCAAAAGCAGCTCAACGATACCAACAACCCGGTAACGGAGGGACAGCGCAAGGACATCGAGGAAATGATTAGCACCTATGAGCAATGGCGCAAATCTTCTATTTCTTCTTTCGATACCGTAAAGTCTGGTTGGGACGGCATCAAGGGTATTGGCGACAGCATTAACAGCATAACCGATGCTTTGGACGGCAACGGCAGCGCATGGCAGAAAGTAACCGCTATCGTGGACGGCTTTATACAACTGTATGAGAGCATCAGCGCAATAGTAGGTATTATTGATATGCTAACGACCGCCTCAACCGCCCATGCCGCAGCTAAGACCGGAGAGGCAGCAGCCACAACCGCCACGGCAACCGCCCAGGGAGTTGAGACAGCAGCACAGATAGCGGCAGCGGTGGCGACGGTTCCAGTTATTGCCGCTAACAAATTGGCGACCGCCTCATACATGGAGTTAGCCGCAGCAATGTTTTTTGCCGCCCATGCCTCAATACCATTTGTCGGCTTTGGCATAGCATCCGGTTTTGTGAGTGCAGCAACGGCGATGGTGGAAGCTATCGGAATAATGCCGTTTGCAAAAGGTGGTGTAGTGTCGGGGCCTACGTTGGCTTTAGTCGGTGAGTATGCCGGGGCAAGCAACAACCCGGAGGTTATCGCACCACTTGATAAGCTACGTAGCATGATACAGCCGCAGGGCGGTATCGGCGGAAACGTTCGCTTTGAAATCGAGGGCAGAAAGTTAGTTGGTGTAATATCCAACACAACGAGAGTAGCCGCCAAGAGCGGCAGAAAGTCAAATTTTTAATAAGTAGTTAATATGTATATACACGGCAGTTTTCTAAGTCAGCAGGGCGATACGATAACGGTATACATCGTTACCGGGAACGATCGCACGCAGACTATTGAAATAGGTACAGAAAAGGCAGATGTATATTTTAGCGAGGATCCGGCAGAAATCGAAAACGAGGTAAACGACACTTTCGATGTGCTTTTGAGAAATTCGGCTAAAATAAGATTGCTTTGCGGCAACCTGATTAAAGACCTTTTTAGTACCTCATGCCGTGATGCAGTCGTAAACATCTATAAAAACGATACGTGTATCTTTGCCGGGTTCATCGAGCCGCAAACTTTGTCACAGCCATATAACAACAGATGGGATGAACTGGAATTAAATTGCATTGATGCGCTTAGTGCTTTGCAGTATAGCAAGTATAAGAATGTGGGCGCATTGGGCGTTATCTATGCTTTCGTCAAGGCAGAGGCAGCGCAGCGTAGTTTTTACGATATTGCCACCGAGATACTGCAAGGTGTTACCGGGGGGCTGGATATATTGGGCAACCAAAATATTAAGTTCTGGTATGATGGCAGCAAGGCAGTGGATGCACAGACCGCAAACCGCTATCAGGTATTAAGGCAGCTTTCTATATCTGATTTGTTGTTTATGGGTGATGATGAAAGCGACGTTTGGCAGCAAGACGAAGTTTTGGAGGAACTATTGAAGTACCTTAACTTACATATTGTGCAGGACGGCTTTAACTTCTATATCTTTTCGTGGGAATCCGTCAAGGCGACACCCGATAAGATTATTTGGCATGACATCGTAGCCAACAGCACCAAGACAACGGCGCAGCAAGCCGTAACAATCGCTTTGGCTAACGTGGCCGATTGCGATACTACGATAAGCATAGGCGACGTATATAACCAACTTCTATTAACCGCCAAGGTGGAAGACATCGAAAGCGTGATAGAAAGCCCATTGGACGATGATTTGTTGGTTAGCCCATACATCAATAAGCAAAAGTACCTCACCGAGTATTCAAGCGACGGAGGGGGAAAGACCGCATATTATGCAATGAAAGCAATGGTGAATGATGAAAGCACTACCTATGGTGGAGGTGCTATTACTGATTGGTTTGTGCAAGTATGGCAAAATAAGTATTGGACGTTTCCGATGAAAGGAAACACCGAGGTTGATTTAGTGGACTACTTTTGCAGCGACGGAACGAACCAACATAATTTGCCTATGTGGTTGGGGCAGGCACCGGGTGCAGCTATTATGAGTTTGGGTAGTGTTAAGATTAATACCGCTAACGACGATAATAGCCCGACATCTAAGGTAAACATGACTAACTATTTAGTTGTGTCGGTTAATGGTAATGGAAACAACAAGGAAGCAGAAACATACCCTAATGTTACCGACATACAGAAAAATATACCGTATGCGGTTTACATTGGTAATAAGGCAGGTGGCGTTTTTTCGCCGTCAGACGAAGACACTACTAACTATATAGTATTGTCCGGCAAACTTATTTTAAATCCAATAATGGCGACTACTGGTAATTTTTCCAGTATGCGTGAGAAGATGGGGGACAGACCGCCGTACCAAGGTAGCGGAGGTGGAGGCGGAACAACACCGCCACCAATGTATTTTTGGCACAAGACCGTACCAAGCCGCAACAACAAAGATGGGCGTTATTATACACGTCGTTACTGGAGAGCCGAAAGACCAAGCGAGGAAGTAACATGGAACGAAAGCGGCAATAACGGTTTTTATCCATATACAGGCGAAGGCCCGGAGGAGTACGAATTCAATTATAGCGCAGTTGGGGACGGCAGCGACAAGATAAGTAAGGTTGCAGTATTGGCGTGTATGCTGATTATCGGCGATAAATGCGTAGTGGAAAAGACGCCCGACAATGATCAAGGTGATACAGACGAGAACGGCAAACCTATTCCATACACGGATAAAGGGGAAGAAACCTACAAAAATTTTGTGTGGAAGCCATACAAGGAACGTGAGCAATGTAGTAGTGATGATGAATATTATCAGCAGTCGTTTACTATTGGCGTAGACCCTAAGCGAGGTGACAAGATAATAGGACAGGAATTTGATTTGCAAAAGACTTTTTCCTATACAATTGGAATCGACGCAGAGGGAACGGGCATAGCTATTAAGAAGAAAGACAAGATAAGTGGGCAGGTTAGGTTTATGATATTAGGCCCTGTTAATGCTACATGGGACGTTATCACACGCCGCCACCCTACCTTTTTCAGGCATACAAAGTGGAGCAGCTCATCAGTACCGCTTTTAGCCCATGTTAGTAGCATCCTGATTAAGTCGTTTGAGGTTAAAGTTTATAGCGATAATGGACTAATCAGCAATGGCAATGATGATAACGATATTATCTATATGAGCGACACCAAAGAAACCTTTGTGAATAAAAAGGACGATTTGGAGTTTAAGATAAATTCGGCATTGACCGCCACGGAGTGTGCCCAGTTGGGAGTTAGCAACACGGTGAAGTTATCCACGCCGCTGAATATATCAACCGGGGACGGAGTGTTAGAGGTGTACGACCGAAACGGCAACGTTAAGGCAAAGCCCGAACAAATCTACGTGGATAGTTATTATACTGAATACCATAAGCCACGTATCGTAATGGAACAGAAACTAAGAGACATTGATAATGTTGTTAGCCTGTTTAACCATTACCGCCACGAGGCTTTGAACAAAGAATTTTTCGTGCAGGGCATCGGCAGAAACCTTATTGAGGGACGTGCCGACCTCACATTAAAGGAGATTGGCACATGATCGAAGTTAAGCAGATAGCAAAACCCAGGAACAGCGGCAGCGGCGGGGCATCCACTGGAGGCGGCAGCTATGGAAGTATCGGCAAAATGACCGAGGAAGCCAAGCACGCAGCCAAAGCCGATATAGCGATACACGCAGAGCAAGCCGAGTATGCAAACCGTGCCGGATATGCGAGCCGTGCCGCATATTCCGATTTAGCCGGAGACGTTGCAGAGGATAGCCCGATTAACGACCGCTTTTTATCGAAGATTACCGCCGACATAGCGCAAGGGCACATTACTTTTCAGCAGGGTTTAACGGCTATCGGTTTGGCAATATTCAAGGACGGCGCACACTTTGGCGAGTTCGTCAAATCCCTGTATGCAGGTAAGGGCGCAGGTATTGACGCACAAGGTAACGCCGAGGTGGAAAGCCTAAGAGTGCGCAGCTACTTTGAGTGTCTGGAATTGATAGTAAACCGATTGTCTGCAATTGAGGGCGACCAACTTCTAACAGAAGCGGACACAATCGAAAGCGTGGACGATTTGGGCGATGGTTGTTTTGGTTTGCACCTGAGAAGTAAATGGGACGGATATTTTACCGCCCAAGCCGAAAACAATGTGCTTAAAGGTATCATCAATACTTTGGCGCAGGGAAGCGGCAAGTATTACACGGCATGGTTTAGGGTTAATAGCGTTAATACCGCTAACAACTACATAGAGGTGACGCAGTACCCGGACACCGAAGTACCAAGCGGCAAGAACTACCCACCGTGTGAAATGATGAAGATTGCACGATGGGGAAACCAAACGGACACGAAACGGCAAGATTGTTTGTACCTATCGAGCACAGAGGGGCGAATCGTCAAGCTAAAGGGAGTGACTAAGCCGATTTTGGATAACGCCAACTATGGTGCAGCTTTCGGCAGTTTGCCCGAATTTGTGTACGAGTTATTGGACGATAACGGCAACCCTTTGCCAATACGTGATGGTTTAGACTATATGTATATACCGGGTATCGTCACAATGGACGTTATCAGACTTAACAAGTGGACTGGTAAGCCGTTGGTTACGTATGTGGATCGGGGGGCGTGGACGCAAAGCGGTAAGTACTATTGCGATGCTATCAACCCGGACACCGGGGAGTATGAGACATCAGACGTATGGTTTAATGGCTGCAAGTACAGATGTTGCAAGAACCTCACGACGACCGCCCCGGCATGGAACAATACCGATTGGGCGATGATTGAGGGAAACCCAGACTTTGCCGTAGATTTCCAAGAGCCTGAAAGTATCTTAGACCCGGACAAAATAGACCTCACACTAACCATCGTGGCGACTCTGTATAATATGAATATCACAGATGATATTTTGGACGCAGACGTAATGTGGACGAGATACAGCGAGGACGCAGAGGGCAACGAGAGAACGGCGAGCGACAACGTTTGGAGTTTGCGCCACGCCAATACCGGAAAGTCTTTGCACCTCACAGCCGAGGACATGGATTTTAACGGCTATATGCCTAAAGTTATACGCTTTACGGCTACCGTTACTTTACGTGACGGCATGGGCAATGAAGCAGCAACGGCGGCAGTCAGTTACGAGTATTAATTTAAACATAGCGCAGTTATGAAGACAAAAAGATTTGATTTCAACTTTAAGCCACTGCAAATTAATGTTAGCATGGTGGTTGAGGGCGGCGTATCGGATAGTCAGAACTACGACGCAGACACCGACACATATACGCCCGATTACACCATAGACGCATCTAACTTAATAGTGCAGCCGAATATCGGCAGACTTGACAAAGACGAGGTTTTAACGCCGGGCTTGATTAATCAAGACCTCACTAACGTAGTCTGGTATGAGGTGAACAGAGGAGCAGCCGACACGTTAATAGACAGCACTAACGCCGACTTTGAGGTAGTCAGCAAGGGTGCAAATGCCGGACGTATCAGGATCAAGAAGAACGCCAAGCCGCAGATACCTATGAATCTACGATTTGAAGCGGACTACAAAGACCCACGTACTAATCAGGTACACCACATCATCAAGCCGTACCAAGTACAATGCAAGAACGCCACAGCATACACGCCACTTCTGGTATTGGACGCAGCCGCCCAAACTATCTACAACCCATTGAGCGACCCCGACACGCAGACGGTACACGCATCATTGAGATTGGGCGTTAATGAGTGTCCAGAGAATAAGCGTTTGTTTGTGTGGGAGGTAATGCGAGACGATGGAACATTTACCGCCGTAGGCAGCGACACCACGTTAGACTATGACGTAGCGGTAGCAGCAGACGGAAACAGTTGTACCGTTAATCGTAGCCTCATGGGTACAGAACTTTATTTGCGATGCAGGGCAAAGTATAGCCAGGACGGAAACCCGAGCAGCGTGACACTATCGGACAACGCCCCAACTAAGTTAGTGGCATTTATCCGTAGAATCCCAAAATTTGAGTACGACATCGGCGAACTACCTACCAACCTACCAAGTGGTTTGTTAGAGATTGCGCCAACGGCGAAGATTTGGAACACTAACGGCACGATCGACAATCCGGAACGTGAGTTATTGCCGCTTTGGTACGTCGCTACAAATGCCCAGTCAGGAACGCTTAACTATTCGCTCATAGCACATGGAATGAAACCGACGCTTTCAACAGGAAAGGTTAGTCAGACGTTAGGCGGTGTTTATGGTTTGGACGTTAAGGACGTTGGCCCTACGTGTGCATGGGAAGACAGCGACGGCGCAGTATTCGTTGATGCAGACGATAACGTAATATTAATCAAATAACAATTTAATCAATATAAGATTATGGCAAGATACATTAAAGCAAATCCATTGGTTGCACGATACTTGCAACTGGAGAATGACCGTAACACGGTAAGTGATGGCAACTATCTGTTTTGGCAAAACGATATGTTGAAGTTTGGCCCACTAACCCAACTTAACGACATATTGGTTAAGATTGGAGGTATTGCACTTATGCCGCATGAGGCGAGAAGAGAGCAAGACGGCACTATTTGCCGACCTTTGCCAATGGCAACCGATGCACGCTTTCAGCAGCCTATTAAGGCTAACGTTAATGATGCTATCGTAGGTGACAACACCAACACCGAGCAGGGAGCAGATGGTAAGGGCGAGAACACAGAGAGCACCGACAATGGCGGCAACAGCAACGAGGGCCAGGCCAACGAGG